TATGAGCAGGTGTACAGCGACACCTGGTGGCGCAAGCTCAAGCAGGGGACCGGAGTCAAAGGCGTGTTCTGGGATCCGGAGCAGCGGGGCGGTGTGGGTGAGATCGCCATCCGGCCCATGAACCTGCTGATGCTCTACTGGGAGCCGGGCGTGGACGATATTCAGGAGTCGCCCCACTTTTTCTCGCTGAGTCTGGCCGACACGGCTCAGCTGGAAAGCCGCTGGCCCCAGCTGGCCGGACACACTGCCAGCGTACTGGACGTGCCGCATTACATCCACGACGGCGATCTCGATACCAGCGACAAGAGCGTCGTGGTGGACTGGTACTACAAAAAGCTTTCCCCCGAGGGCAGAAGCGTCCTGCACTACTGCAAGTTCTGCAATGGCGTGGTGCTCTACGCCAGCGAGAACGACCCGGCGCTGGCCGAAAGAGGCTTCTACGACCACGGCAGGTATCCCTTTGTGTTCGATGCGCTGTTCATGGAAGAGGACAGCCCGGCGGGCTTCGGGTACATCGACGTGATGAAGGAGTGCCAGACCGCCATCGACAAGATGAACCACGCCATGGACGAGAATGTCCTGCTTTCGTCCCGCCAGCGGTATGTGCTGAGCGATACGGCGGGCGTCAATGAGGAAGAGCTGACGGACCTGTCGCGGGACATCATCCATGTGGTGGGGCGCCTGAACGACGACAGCTTCCGGCCTTTGCAGACGGCGGGCCTGCAGGGCAACAGTCTGAGCTACCGCAACAGCCGCATCGAGGAGCTGAAGGAGATCAGCGGAAACCGCGACATGACCCAGGGCGGCACCGCAGGCGGCGTGACGGCAGCTTCGGCCATCGCGGCCTTGCAGGAGGCGGGTTCGAAGCTCAGCCGGGATATGCTCAAGAGCGCTTACAGGGCATTTGCCAAAGAGTGCTGCCTTATCATTGAGCTGATGAGGCAGTTCTACGACGAGGAGCGCATCTTCCGCATCACCGGCAAGAGCGGTGAGAGCGAGTTCGTCCGCTTTTCGGGCCAGGTGCTTCGCGCCCAGCCTGCAAGAGTCGTGGGCGGCGTGGAGCTGGGCAGTCATGAGCCGGTGTTCGACATCGTGGTGAGTGCGGAGAAAAAGTCCACCTTCTCCCGCCTCTCCCAGAACGAGACGGCCAAGGAGTGCTATCAGCTGGGCTTTTTCGCCCCGGCCAACGCCGACGCCGCGCTGGCGGCGCTGGAAATGATGGACTTTGAGGGCATCGAAAAGGTTCGCCAGCGGGTGAGTCAGAACGGCACCCTCGCCCAGCAGCTGGCGCAGATGCAGGCCCAGATGGCCCAGCTGACGGGTCTGCTGGAAGTGCAGAAAAAGTCCGAAGTCCCCAAGCTCAGCGGCCCGGCACAGGAGCTGAGCACGGCTGCGATGGCGAGGGCGATGAAGACGCAGAAAGGAGAAATGAGATGATAAAAGTAAACTACACCGAGCTGGACGGCCCGGCAGGCCCCACCTGTCGGCTGGAAGCTTCGGGCCATGCGGGCTATGCCCCCGCCGGGCAGGACATCGTGTGTGCGGGGGCAAGCACCCTGATGCAGACCCTCTGCGCCCTGCTGGCGGGCGAGGAAGGCACCAGGAGCGGCGTGTGGGACGAGCCGGACGGCCCGCGTCTGGCCGTGACGGCGGCAGCACCCCAGAAGCCGTGGGTGGAGGGGGCGTTCGAATTTGCAAAGGCGGGCTTTGCCCTGCTGGCAGAACGCTACCCGGACAATGTCCGCTTCGCCGATTTGAGCGGACGGGGAGAACAGTCGATGGTGAATCTGCAGCTCTTTGCCTCGGAGGGCGGCGATGCCGCCGCCCCTTCCGCTCCTGCCCTCAGCCATGCACAGGCTCAGCAGGCCATTGCCTCCGGGACTATGAAGGCGGATGAGGGCCGGGAAGCTTCGGATGTGCCGACACCGGCAGCGGTGCAGGAGCCGGAAGAGCGTCCTGCACCGCCCGAACGCCCTGCGCCGCTGCCGCCCATCCCGGGCCTGAGAGAGGGCGCGAACACCGTCCGCGCTCTCCACGCCCGCTGGGCGGCGGAAGAGGCGATGCTTCGCCGGGATATGCCGGATTTTTCGCTCAAGCAGGAGCTGGCGAACCCCGAGATGCGCCGCCTGATGGAGCTGCCCGGGATGCGGATGGGCGACGCCTACCGTCTGGCCCACTACAACGACGCTCTGCGTCAGACCGCCCAGACCGTGGAGCAGGGCGTTGTGGAGCGCATCCGCCAGCGTTCGGCCCGCCCGGCGGAAAACGGCACCAGCCCCGGCGGTGCGGCCATCACCCGGGCCGATGTGGCCAGCATGACCCGCGCCCAGCGTGAGGCACTGGAACGCCGTGCGATGCACGGGGTGAAGATCAGTTTTTGAAAATTTTGATACAGAAAGGACAAATGACATGAAAAGCTACAACCTGAAGATGAACCTCCAGCTCTTTGCCGACCCTTCTGCCAGCCTGCAGAACACCACCGGCACCATGACCAACGAGATGAAGACCTTCTACGAGAAGCGCCTTATCGACCAGGCAGAGCCCCGTCTGGTGCATGACCAGTTCGCGGACTACTATCCCGTACCCCAGAACGGCGGCAAGACCATTGAGTTCCGCAAGTACGACAGCCTGCCCAAGGCCGATACCCCGCTGACCGAGGGCGTGACCCCCAACGGCCAGACCCTGAACGTGACCACCATCACCAGCGACCTGCACCAGTACGGCGGCTGGACCCCGCTCACCGATGTGCTGCAGATGACGGCCATCGACAACAATGTGGTACAGGCTACCCGCGTTCTGGCAAGCCAGGCGGGCCGCACCATGGACAGCATCACCCGCGATGTGCTGGCCGGCGGCACCAACGTCATCTATGCGCCGAAGCTTTCCGCAGACGGCACCGAGACTGCCGTCACCAGCCGCAAGGCGCTGGACAAGAGCTGCACCCTGACCCCGAAGCTGTTCTTCCAGGCGGCGGCACAGCTGGGCGCGATGAACGCTGACCCCATCGGCGACAGCTACATCGCCATCATCCATCCCTACGCCGCCTACGACCTCAAGACCTGCAAGGAGTTCATCGAGGCCCACAAGTACGCCGACCCCGACACCATGTACCGCGGCGAGATCGGCAAGCTGGGCAACATCCGCTTCATCGAGACCAGCGAGGCAAAGATCTGGAAGGACGCTACCTGTCCGGAGGGTCTGGCCGTCTTCGGCACCCTCGTGCTGGGCGCCCACGCCTACGGCGTCACCGAGCTGGAAGGCGGCGGCCTGGAGCACATCGTCAAGCAGCTGGGCTACGGCGACGATCCGCTGAACCAGCGTGCCTCTGTGGGCTGGAAGGGTATGCGCGCCGCCGAGCGTCTGGTGGAGCAGTACATGGTGCGCATCGAGAGCGTGTCCAGCTATTCCACCACTGCGGCGGCAAACTGAGCAGAAAGGAGAAGCTATGGCAGAAAAGAAGAATGTCCGCATCCGGCTGTTCAAGGACAACAGCCGGTACAAGGGCGATCTGTTCGTGAGCGTCAACGGCGTGAACTACAAGATCCGCCGGGGCGTGGAGGTGGAAGTGCCGCCTGAGGTGGCCGAGGTGCTGGAACACAGCCAGCAGCAGGACGAGTACACCGCCGCCCGCATCGCTGCGGCAGAGACTGCGGCCCAGTAAAATAAGACAACGCGGCCCGGCAGAAACGGCGGAGAAGGCCGCTTCTGCCGGGCCTTTTTGGAAAAAGCGAAAGGAGGCTTTTTATGACGGTAGGAGAAGCGATGGAACGGGCCGAAGAGCTGCGCCCGGGCAGCCGTGTCGCGGCCCGCACCCGGCAGCGCTGGCTGTGCGAGGTGGACGGGATGCTGCGGGAGAAATTTTTCCGGCCCAGCAGCGCCGACAGCCGGGAGGGCGTGGGCGCGGACATTGCGTGGGACAACGGCCTGCGGGACGACGACGTGCTGCTGGTGCCGCCGCCCTTCGACAGCCTGTACCCGCACTATCTGTGCGCCATGACCGACGCCGCGCTGGGCGAGAACGACCGGTACGCCGGTGAGCAGGCTCAGTACAACAGCATCTTAGCCGAACTGGCCGCGTGGCTGCGGCGGAAGAATCTGCCCGCCCGGGGCTGCAGCTGGCGTTGGTAAGGAGGGAGAAAGATGATACTTTCGAACCGGAACGGCCTGAAAAACACCCGGAACATGCTGCGGGTGTTCGGCGGGCTGAACGAGACGTACAGCTGCACCGAGGCAGAGTACAGCGCGGGCATCAACTTTTCGGCCCGGAATTTCCCGGCCCTGAGCACCCGTCTGCCCCGGCGGAAGCTGCGGGAGGAAGCAGACCTGAACGGGATGTATCACCTGAACGGCCTGTTGACCGTCTGCGGCAGAGATCTCGTCTACACGCCGGATGACGCGGATGAGATGGAAGTGACCCTGAAAGACGCCGTGGAGAGCGGCAGGAAAACGCTGGTGGGCATCGGGACGAGGATCCTGATCTTCCCGGACAAGCTGGCTTTCGACACTGCCAGCCGGAAGGTGAGCGCTCTGGGCGCGGTGTGGTCGGGCAAGAACGCCAGCGTGGAGTTTGCACCCTGCGACGCGGAGGGCAAGGTCTACGAGGTGAGCGGCTGCGGCCCTGCTGAGCCCGACAAGCCGACGGACGGCCAGCTCTTTCTGCGGGTGGAAGATCCGGAAAAGCCATGGAGCAGCGAGAGCACGCTGGAAGTATATAGTGAGGCGTCCGGCAACTGGTCGGCGGTGGTGCTGGACTACTGCCGCATCTCGGCAAAGGGGGTGGGAACAGACTTTGCGGCAGAGGACACCGTGACCCTCACCGGCTCTGCAGCAGAACAGGCCGGGCAGTGGAACGAGCTGGACGGCGACCGCATCGTCTACGACGCCGGCACAGATGCCCTGCGCGTCAAGGCTGACCCGGGCGGCGAGTGGTTCTATGGCCGTCTGACCCGCACCGGCGCAGCGGTAAGATGGGTGAGTCTGGACGGCAGCGTCAGCCGGGAGTTCGTCTCGGCAGAGGTGGTGGAGCTGGAACGCCGGGTGCCGGATATGGACTACCTGACCGAGTGCGACAACCGGGTGTGGGGATGCTCCAACAAGGAGAACGTCATCTACGCCTGCAAGCTGGGCGACCCCACCAACTGGTTCTCCTACCGGGGCATTGCCGCCGACAGCTATGCCGTGACCGTGGGCAGCGACGGGGCATTTACCGGCGCGGCTACCTGTATGGGATACGCGCTTTTCTTCAAGGAAAACACCCTTCACAAGCTTTACGGCTCCAAGCCCTCGGATTTCCAGCTCAGCAGCCTGCGCTGCCGGGGCGTGGCAAAGGGTGCTGCCCGGAGCCTCTGCGTCATCAACGAGACACTTTATTATCTCTCGCCCGACGGCGTGATGGCCTGGGACGGCAGCATCCCCACCAAAGTCTCGACGGCCCTCGACCCGGCCCGGCTGCGGAACGTGAAGTCGGCGCTGGGAGGCGCGCTGGATGGGCGGTATTATCTGCACCTCGTGCGGGGCAGCGGCGAAGCCCAGGCCGTGCGGCTGCTGGTCTACGACACCGAACGGGGGCTCTGGCAGGAGGAAGATGTCTGCTCCTACGAGATGGCCGGAAGCGGCGGGCAGCTCTATCTCTGGGACGGAAAGGCCATCTGGGCCGCAGATGCAGACCGGGAGGAGAACTGGCAGCAGGCGGGCGGCATCGAGGACGGCGTGAGTTTCGAGCTCGTCAGCGGGGACATCGGGCTGGACAGCCCGGAAGAGCTGTATCTCTCCCGGCTGACGCTCCGGCTCGAGGCCGAGGTGAAGAGCCGCATCGAGGTGGCGGTGAGTTACGACAGCGGAGCGTGGGAGACACTGGCCCAGCTGACCGCCGACGGGCGGCGCTGCTTCGATGTTCCGTTTGTGCCGAGGCGGTGCGGGAGCCTGCGGCTCCGGCTGAAGGGCAGAGGTCAGCTCACCCTGCGCAGCCTGACCCGGACGAGCGCCGCCGCGAAGGGCGGCATTCTGGCACAGGAGGTGAACTGAACATGGCAAGTGTCACGGGACTTTCGAAGATCGGACTGCCCCATCTGAGCGAGAACATGGACGCGGAGGATGCCCGCGCCATCCGCAACTACTTATACCAGATGCAGGAGCAATTACAATATGTGCTCTGCAATCTGGACGTGGAAAATATGTCGGAGCCGCTGCGCGCCCGGCTGAACAGCATCCAGTGAGAAAGGAGAATTTATGAGCACCGAGAAAAAGAAAGAACAGCAGCTGCTGGAAGATGTGACTGCCCAGCCTGCAGTCCAGTCCTCCTACAGCACGGCGGGACTGAACAGCCGCAAAGAGGTGGAGAATGCACTGACAAATGCGGTGTACACCCCCGGCCAGAGCGTCACCGACGCAGCAGCGGACCTGAGAAACTGGCAGCAGAACCGGCCGGGCAAGTATGAGAGCGCCTATCAGGGCCGCATCGAAGACCTCATCGGTCAGCTGCTGGAGCGGAACAGCTTCCAGTACAGCTATGCACAGGACCCGCTCTACCGCCAGTATGCCCAGCAGTACACCCAGAACGCCCGCAACGCCAGCGCGGACGCCGCCGCACAGGCTGCAGCCCTCACCGGCGGCTACGGCTCCAGCTATGCGGCCAGTGTGGCCCAGCAGGCGTACCAGCAGCAGATGGGCGCGCTGAACGACGCCCTGCCGTCCCTCTACCGGCTGGCGCTGGACACCTACAACAGTGAGGGCGACGATGTCGTGACCCGGATCGACCAGCTCAACACGCAGGAGCAGAACGCACAGGCGCAGTATAATGCGGAGCTGTCGGACTATTACAGTCAGCTCGACCGGAAGGGCAGCGCCTACAATGCTGCCTACGAGCAGGACTATGGCCGCTATCAGGACTATCTGGGCCGGCTGGACACCCTGTACGGCTACTATTCCAACCAGGAGCAGCAGGCCATCGCCAAGCGCAAGCAGGCGTTCAATGGTGTGCTGAGCATTCTGGGCGTCATCGGCGACGCGGTGCAGCTGGCCATCACCGGGACCACAGGCATCGGCTCGCTGGTGGGTGCGCTGGCCAACACCGGATATAATATGTACGCGAAAGACCGCGCCTACGCGGCCGAGCGTGCCGACGCTGCGTGGGACCAGCAGATGCAGGAGACCCAGCGGCAGGACAGCCTTGCCCAGCAGAAGTACAAAAACGAGCAGGCGGAGCGGCAGTATCAGGACACCCTGCGCCAGCAGGAGTTCAACAACAATGTGACCAGCGAAAAGCTGAATATCGCAAAGGGGGAATGGGCGCTCAAGCAGTCCAAGGCAGCCCAGAGCGCCCAGCAGGCTGCGGCAAACGCCGGGGCAAAGAGTGCGGGCAGTTCGGGAGGCTCGGGCAGCGGGTCAGTGCTGTCGTCCGGCGGCGGCACCATCGTACCTTACAGCGCCGCCCGCCTCTACCGGCAGGGCAGGAGCGACACGGCCATCCGCAGCGAACTGCTGAAGGAGGGCTACTCCAACGATGAGATCGCCAATATCCTGAAGCAGCTGGGAAGCTGAGAAATACGAAAAGGCCGCAGCGTGGAACACGGAAAGGTGTTCTGGGCTGCGGCCTTGGTTTGTTTGAGTTTTATTTATAAGATGGGTGAGGGAGTAAAGAGCGTTGTTGTTGCGATAGACATTCCTAGAGATTGGAACCCGCGGGCTAAGCAACAGCCCACTGGGCTGATTGCTTACGCCGTCGCTGACGCGCCGTCGCCGCCCTGTTCGAGTCCCACTGGACATCCCCACAATAGAAAAAGACCCGCAAGCATAAGCTCGCGGGTCTTTTTAGTGGGGTGCCCAGTGGGACTCGAACCCACGGTCTCCAGATCCACAATCTGGCGCGTTAACCGACTACGCTATGGGCACCACATCAATGCGCCCGAAGGGACTCGAACCCCCGGCCCACTGCTTAGAAGGCAGTTGCTCTATCCACCTGAGCTACGGGCGCACGTTGTTATCCCATTGGGTTCTGATATGGTTTGCAGCTGTGAGTCGAAGCACGCTGCGAGAAGTATAATACCATAG